TCTAACTGGAAAGAAATGGCTGCTCAGATGCAAGACAGTAAATGGTTCGGTCAAGTTGGTCGTAGATCAGTAGAACTACAACAGATGGTTTTAGATTGTGAGTAATCCTTTACCAGAAGTAAAATGTCTATTATTAGACTCAGGCGAAATCGTCATGGGTTATTATGAGAGAGATTTAAAAGCAGGCACACATACACTATACGATTGTAAACAATGTATGATACAGATAGTTGAGGGTAACATGGAAGTGTCACTTGCAGATTTTATACCTTTTGCAAAAGAATATAACTTCACATTTAAAGATGCAAAAGTATCTACAACATTTGACGCTAAACCTCAACTAGAACAAAATTATAAAGTCGCCACAGGTAATAATGTTATGGAAAGTAGAATATTATCTGGTGGCAAAGTGAGAGGACAAAAATGAGAAATGAAATAGTAAAGTCGTTGATAGCACATGCAGATGCACATATTCAAAAACATAAGATGAATGTAGAGATTCATCTTTCAAATCCAGTGGGTGTTGCAGAACATCCTGATCATTTAGAAACAGTTGAAAAAGAACTACAAAATATCGCTCATTACGAAGATATCAAAGATGTTCTTATTAAACATTTCACACAACCACAACAAACCACATTGACAGAATCTTAGTACTGTAGTATCATTACAGTATGGATTTCTATACGAATGTCACTCGATCACGAGACAAAATACTTGCAATAGGATATCAAGGCAACAAGAAGCAAAAGTTGTCTGTATCTTATCGTCCTAAACATTTCATTCCATCTAAAAAGGGCATCACACCTTATCGTGCATTAGACGGCAGACCACTTGAACTTGTCGAACTTAACTCTATGGGTGGTGCAAGAAAGTTCAGAGAGAAGTATTCAGGTGTTGAAGGTTTTGAGATTCATGGTTATGACAGATACATCTATACATGGTTGTCTGATAAATTTCAAGGTGATATAAAATTCGATCTTAAAAAAATCAGAATTGCAACACTTGATATAGAGTGTGAATGCGAAGATGGTTTTCCAGAACCAATACTTGCCAATGAAAGAGTGAATGCAATCACAATGAAACCATTCGGCAAAGAAGCACATGTCTTTGGTATTGGTGAATGGAATCATCAACATAATATCGTTTATCATAATTGTAAAAATGAAATGGACTTACTTGTTGAGTTCATTAAGTATTGGCGAACAGAACAATTTGATGTGATAACAGGTTGGAATGTTGACGCCTTCGATATTACATATCTTTGTAATCGTATTGATAGAATACTTGGTGAAGATGAACACAAGAAACTATCGCCATGGGGAATGTCAGATGTAAGAGAATGGGTTCAATTTGGTCATCAAAAGAATATGTCTTATACACTGCACGGTATTAATGTTGTTGATTATCTTGATCTCTACAAAAAGAATACATTCACAAACCAAGAATCATATAAATTAGATCACATTTCACAAATAGAACTTGGCACTGGTAAATTAGATTACTCAGAGTATGGTTCACTTCACACACTTTATAAACAAGACTATGGTAAGTTCTTAGAATATAATCTAAAAGATGTTGTTTTGATTGAACAACTAGAAGAGAAACTTGGTTTCTTAGAGTTGATTATTGTTATGGCATATTCTGCCAAGTGTAACTACTTAGATACATTTGGTATGGTAAAGTATTGGGAAACCATTATCTACAACTTCTTAAAAGATCAAGGTATACAAACACCACCACAAAGATTAAAGACTGGCAATGATAAAAATAAACCTATTGTTGGTGCATATGTAAAAGAACCCTTAGTGGGTAAACACGATTGGGTTATGTCCTTCGACTTGAACTCACTGTATCCACACTTGATCATGCAGTTTAATATTTCACCTGAGAAGATGATAAAAGGCAATCGACAAGATGTTAATGTGGAGAGATTACTTAACAAACAATGTGATCTATCTTATCTCAAACAAAAGAATCTAACAGTTGCACCAAACGGTGTTATGTTCAAACGAGATAAACAAGGCATGTTTCCTGAACTCATGGAGAAATTCTACGAAGAGAGAAAGGAGTGGAAGAAACGAATGATTGAGTATCAGAAAGAATTGCAGACTTGTTCTGATACAAAGAGAAAGAGAGAACTTAACACTCTTATTAAAAGAGCATACAACAATCAACAAGTTCGTAAGATTGCATTGAACTCTGCTTATGGTGCCATGGCGAATCAATACTTTGCATTCTTCTCTACCGATCTTGCAGAGGCGATTACACTTTCAGGTCAGTTAGTTATCAAGTGGGCAGAAAAAACTGTAAACGATTACTTGAATGATCTTCTTAAGACAGACAATGAAGATTATGTTGTTGCAATGGACACTGATTCTGTTTATATTACAATGGATAAATTTGTTAAAAGATTTTTTCCAGAAGATGCACCAAAAGATAAAGTTATAGAGTTTCTCTCTAAGGCAGAAGTGAAGATTGAAGAGGCACTTGATAGAGGTTTTGAAGACTTAAAAGAATACACAAATGCATTTCAACAAAAGATGCAAATGGGTAGAGAAGTAATTGCAGATCGTGGCATCTGGACTGCCAAGAAAAGATATATTCTCAATGTACACGACAACGAAGGCGTAAGACTCGCAGAACCAAAACTCAAAATGATGGGTATTGAAACTGCTAAGTCTTCAACTCCACAGTGGGTTCGTAAGAAACTAGAAAAGGCACTCAAAGTTGTGATGCAAGGCACAGAACATGAATTGTGGGAGTTCGTAGAGACTGCACGAAAAGAATTTAGAAATCTTCCAGTTGAAGATATTTCATCACCACGAGGTTGTAATAATCTACAACAGTATGCAGATTCCACAACAATCTATTCTAAAGGCACACCAATTCATGTTAGAGGTTCTTTGTTGTACAATCATATGTTAAAACAAAAGAACTTAGATATGAGATATGAGGTGATTAAGAATGGTAAAAGATTCACTTTACATATCTTACTATGCCTAATCCTATCAATGAGAATGTTATATCTTTTATCAATGTTTTGCCTGCAGAGTTTGATCTTAAGAGATATGTAGATTATGATTTACAATTTGACAAGTCTTTTGTAGAACCATTAAAGGCAATTGTTAACTTGATTAACTGGAATGTAGAACCAGTTGCATCCCTCGATTCATTTTTCGCATGACAAAACAAGAACTAATAGAATTAATAAACAATCTTCATCCCGAAGATACAACAGGAGAACTAATTGGAATTTTTATCGGAAGACATGGGGAAGTTGTTACTACTGATTCTATTCGCATCGACATGGACGGTGGGAGAGTTATACTTGCACAAAAAGGTAGTGGAGAAGCAGAGACAAACAAAAGGAACTGGCAAAAGGAACTAGAATTTATTAGGAATAAAAAGAAATGAAACACTTGATACGATGGATGAAGATCAATGCCTTCATCAACTTATACCTAGGAATCATCCTCACAATGGTATTGATTGCACTTGTCGTTGACATTACACTAGATAGTTATTGGCACACCAACGACTTCAAAGAACTACTACTTGGCAAAGATGTGGCATCTACTGATTAGTATCAAGTTCTATGTGTATAGTGTGTTGGTTGCTCACATACTTGCACTCTTTTATATGTTCCCTACACCAATGTTATATCTCACAGCTCACTTGATTGCATGTTCTATTATTGCAACATACATATCACTCAAAGTTCAAATGGATGAAGTCATGGATTACTACATGCACAATGAGATTGACCTAAAACTAAAGGCTTCGGGTTATTACCTCACATAAATAAATGAGGGGTTAGACTTGCAGTTGGCAGTCTAACAAACTAATCCATATATGGAGTAATTATGAAGATAGTAATGTATATGTTACTATTTTCTGTGGTATTACTTCCTTCATGTGCCTCAGTTGGAGCAGTAATTGAAGGTGGTAAAGAGTTTACAACTGGTGTTGTTGACGGTGCGGTCAAAGGAACCAAAACCGTTGTCAATGCAGTTGCTGATGATGTAGTTTCAGTCGGTACATTGGCTGTTGATACTGCAACAGGTATCGTTGATAATGTTGCAGATGAAGTCGACAGACAGACAGACGAACTACAAGAGAAGCAACCTGAAAAAAAGTAGAGGAAGTCATTCCGACAGCAATGTTGCTTGAGGCAATGATGCTCTATTGTTCAGAGTTCCCACAGAAATGTAGAACTGCAAAGGGGAACTAAGTTCCCCTTTTTTTATAAATAGGACTAATTATGTATGAATATCATGTAACAGTAACAAAAGTGGTTGATGGTGACACTATAGATGTTGATATCGATCTAGGGTTTGATGTTGTTCTTAAAAAACAACGAGTCAGACTTATGGGCATTGACACACCTGAATCTAGAACCAAAGACTTAGAAGAAAAGAAATTTGGTAAGGCTTCAAAGGCATATTTAAAAACTTTACTTGATTCAGGAAAAGTTTCCCTCATTTCACACGACAAAGGCAAGTTCGGAAGAATCTTAGGTGAACTATGGGTTCACTCTGTAGATAACGAAGGTCATCCAGTATTTGAAAACAAAACAAAATTTTGTGTCAATGCAAAGATGATATCAGATCATCATGCTGTTGCATACAGTGGTGAGAACAAAGATGATGTACAAGATCAACATATGGAGAACAGAAAGTTTTTGATTGAAAACGGTTTAGTATAATATGACTGGTATAGAATGTCTTTTTTTACTACTATTCGCTGTTGTTTTTGCAGTTTTATTGGTCATGGAAAGTCAAATCACTGCTATCAAAGCCATGATGGAAGAACATACACGCTATGACGAACCATTGAAAAATGGTAATAACAAACTCAAAAGATACACTCACAAAGAATAAAAAACCACTTTACACAACCACCTAAATAGTTTATAATGAGTACATTATACATTATGAGAGGTGCATATGTCGTTTATTAAAGACTTAGTAAAATCATCTGGCAACGAATACGCTAGTATTGTTGCTGACGGTGTTGCAGCTGGTGATGTTGACTCCTTTGTTGATACGGGATCATACATCTTCAATGCATTATTATCAGGTTCACTACACGGTGGACTTCCTTCAAACAAGATTACAGCAATAGCAGGTGAGTCTGCAACTGGTAAAACATTCTTTGCATTAGGAATGTGCAAACAGTTCTTAGAAGACAATCCAGATGCCGCTGTAATTTATTTCGAGTCTGAATCTGCAATCACAAAAGAAATGATCGAAGACAGAGGAGTTGATTCTTCTCGCTTTGTTATTGTTCCTGTTGTGACTGTACAAGAATTCAGAACTCAATCAATCAATATCTTAGACAAGTATTTGGAGACTCCTGAAAACAAGAGACCTCCAATGATGTTTGTTTTGGATTCACTTGGTATGTTATCTACTACTAAAGAGATTGAAGACACAGCAGAGGGCAAAGAAACAAGAGATATGACTCGAGCACAAGTTGTCAAAGGTGCATTCAGAGTCTTAACTCTCAAACTTGGTCGTGCTAAAGTGCCAATGATTGTAACGAATCACACATATGATGTGATCGATTCTATGTTCCCACAAAAAGAAATGGGTGGGGGTTCAGGACTTAAGTATGCAGCTTCATCTATCATTTATCTTTCTAAGAAGAAAGAAAAAGATGGTACAGAAGTTATTGGCAATATTATTCATTGTAAGAATGCAAAGAGCAGATTGACTGTAGAAAACAGAGTCGTAGATGTAAGACTATCATACGACAAAGGTTTAGACAGATACTATGGTCTACTTGATCTTGCACTTGCAAGCGGTGTTTTCAAAAAATCTTCTACAAGGGTTGAGTTGCCTGATGGCAAAACAGAGTTTGCAAAAACTATCAACAACAATCCAGA